ATAAGATGGCGGAGGCGATGGGATTCGAACTCATGGACCTGTTACAGTCGACGGTTTTCAAGACCGATATAGCGACGTAATCAGACTGCGGCTTGTAGCGATTTTCCGTCCCATTACTTTCACTTTTTAGCATCGCTACAGACCGCATTCTACAAGGGGCCTGCCTCGAGTTATGGAACGGATTTTTTGGCTATTTCGATGGTTTGGTTATGGCATCGATCCGACGGTAAGGCCGGCCAATGATGTCGACTTTGGCATGAAACAGCAGCAAACTTGTCTCACCAGGCAATCGGGATTGTCTGAAGAGTGATTAAGCCTTCGCAGATGGCTTCAGCCTGAAAGTGACACCCATACGGTTGAATGCATTCATGGCGGCAATTGTCGCGGTCAAATCGACTAGATCTTTAGCCGCAAATACGGCGGAGGCAGCCGCATATGCGTCGTCGGATACGTGAGTTTCTCCAACCCGAGTCACTTCTTCAGCCCAAGCCAGCGCAGCACGCTCCTGATCGGAAAATAAATATGCTGCTTCGTGCCAGACTGGAACCATAAGGACTTTATCTACCGACATGTACTCTTTGATTAGATCGCGAGAGTGCAAATCTATGCAATAAGCGCAGCCGTTGAGCTGTGATACCCGAAGAAACACCAAGTGAATTATTGAAGGCGGCAGGTCAGTACCCGTGGTGACGTAATGATGCAAACCGGTCATTGCTTTTGCTGCACCAGGAGATACTTCGAACCAATTTTCGCGAGACATTTGAACTCCTCAAGATTGGGTAAATAGACAAGCTAAGCTTTTGAAAGAGCTTATTTTGTTGACTCTAAAGGCTATGCTCGGCGGGGTGTAGATCCAATTTTATTATTTTTTATTAGTCCATTTTTGAATGGCGGGGGGGATCACCGGGAGTCGCGTGAGTCCGCCGCCGATACTTATCAGAGGAACAGACCGAATTCTAAAAGGGGCTTGCTTTGAGCTATGGAGCCGATTTTCGGACTATTTTGATGGTTTCGCGATCGCCCCGACGCGACGGTAAACCCGCTCGGTGATGTCCCCTTTCGTGTGCCCGAGCAACAGGCTTGCGTCGCCGACATCGCTGATCTCCGACGCGGCCTTGGGGCGAATGTCGCGGAATTGGAATTCCACGATCCGGCTGGCGAGCAGCTCGTCACCTTTCTCAAGCGCTTCCATTTTTGCGTTTTCCCGAGCCGCGTCCCAGCGCTTCCTGAGCATCGTGGCCGTCATCCGTTTACCGCTCCGGTTGATGATCAGGTAACTCGAAAGGTGCTGGGCATTTCGCTCTGTGATTGCCGCGATCAGCTTGCCCAGACTGTTTAATTCCCCGCCGGACGTGATCTGGATTCGAAGCTTCTTTTGAGTCTTGTTTTGCTGAACGGTCAGATACCCGCCTTCAACATCATCCTTCCTCATGACCAGCACGTCTGCCGGCCGTTGGCCGGTCAGGTATGCCAGGTCCATCGCTTCTTTCAGCTCCTGAGCTGCCTTCTTGTACACCGCCTCCCAAACCACATCATTCGCGTAATAGTCCCTCGGCGTTTCCTTGTTCTTGCGTACACCCTGGCAGGGGTTTTCCTTTGTCGTCAGGCCCCACTCCCGGGCAATGTTGAAAATATGAGAGAGGGTCGCGATCTCGCGATTTGCCCGAACCTTTGCCGATCGGGCATCTCGATATCCGGCAATCGTCGCTGGCGTGATCGAGTCAATCGGTGCGCTGTCGAACATCGGCCGCAACTGCTTGATCTCTGCCAGGTTGTCCTTCTGGGTGCGCGGCGCCTTCTTGGGCACCACGTCGCGGATGTACCGATCGAAGATGCCTTTCATGGTGCGCAGATCGAGCGGCTTTTCCTCGGCTTCCAGCTCAGCCCACTTCAACCGGGCTTTGTCGAGATCCTTGCCCAGCGGTATGTCCTTTCCGAGCAGGTCGCGGTAGTAGTAGGCCGTCCAGGTGGTTCCGTTCTTGCGTTTGCGGGATCGTTTGTACATCCGTGGTGGCAGGTGGTGGTGCTCGGTCTTGCGGGGGCGCATATCAGTTCACTCGCGAGAAGTCTGGCGTCCATGCCGGCGCGGCCGGCGGTGGGTTCGGGTCGGCAATGGTAGGGCTGATCATGCCCAGCTTCATGCGGGCGTACATGCGGCCCACCAGCGGGCGCTTGCCCCGGCTTTCGACAAACACCCACTGGCGGTCAATCAGCCAGCGGCGTTGGTAGGCCCTGGCCTTGTAGCCGGTGAGTTCGGCCAGCTCCTCGTCGGAGAGGATTTCAGTTTCCATGGGATTCTCCACGCCGCCGGCGGCGGCAGGCTGTTGAGTAGGGGGGAGGGGTTATTGCTGGATCAGTTCGGCGGGGACCATGACCGTGGCGCCGCGCTTGGCGAAGACCACGGCGCGGAACACCGCGATGATTCGGGTTTCGCCGGGCTGGCGGTTGAGTGGATCGTTCGTCGCGTCGGCCAGCCACGGGTGCCGGTGGCCACGCTCGACCCAGACGCCGTACTTCGTGATCAGCTGCTCGGCGTCGGGCAGGGCGAAGAGATCCAGCTGGCCCGCGACGGGCTGTTGCTCACCCGCGATCGCGTTAATTGCCCAGTCCAGCGCCGGCCCGGTCAGTTCCTCGGTGCTGATGCTGACCAGGCGGTTCATCGCGGGCGCCACTTAGCTAGCTCAGCCGTTTCACAGTCGGCCGCCAGCTTCAGCAGATTTCGCGTGGTCGGTCTGAAGTTTCCAGTGTCCGGGCAATCTTCAAAACGGTGTCCGGCCGGGAATAAACCGAAGGGCCCACGCCATTCCCAGTTCATCTTCCAGTCTTCCCACACGGTGTAGGCATCTTGGCCTTCGCCCCAGTAGTCCAGGCCGCCGCCAACGCTTGGGTAGTGGCTGACGCGGACACCCTGCTCGTAAGCGCGTTCTGAAATATCCTCATCAATCCAAGCATCGCGATACAGCGCTGGATGAATCAGTACCAGACGCTTGCTGAGTTTCTTCTCGATTCGAGCTTTCATCGCCACGGCCCCTTGTAGATGAGGTAGGCCATGTAGAGCGGGGCGAAGATCATGGCGTCACCTCTGAGGCTTCTGGAATATCCTCGAACGTGTAAGTCCTGATGACGCGCTCTTCGACGCCGGAAACCCTGATGAATTTGGCCTCTTCAACCCAGGGGTAGGCGTCTGGCTCGCCGTGCTTACCGCCGCCGCTCATCTCACAAAAGGCAAGAGCACGGCCATCAGGCAGGATGAAGGCCTTCACATCAACCTCGTAGTTGCGCTCCCAACTGTAGTGGCACCAAGAAGCGATGCCGCGAACTTCTTCAGCCTCATAACGCACTTCGTTGATGGCGTCGTCATGCTCGTTTTCTTCGAACATGGTGTCGATTAGTTCGCCTGGTGCAGCGGACAGAAAAGCATTGTCGATATTGCTGTCCTGCCCATCGTCGATGAACGCGTAGGTGTAGCCGAACTCTAGCCCCTTGCGCATGACGAGCAGCTTCGCCAGCTGGCTAGCAGTGAGCGTGTTCAGTGAGTGGTGGAGGTTTGCATCGAGCATAGGGATTCCTTGCCGCTATAGCGGCTGATTTTAAAGGGGGAGGGAGTGGCCTTTTGCCTCAATAGTGCAATCGACCGTGATAGTTGAAACTGATAGTTCTGCTCAGGACAGCCCACAGGAGAGGGACATGTCACACAGTCTGGATAGGCCTATCACCCATGAATACCGCGGGCACCAGCTGTTCGTGAAATTCGACTGGGACAGGCCTAACGCCGAAACGCCGGTTGCAGCGCACGTAGTCGAGAGCAGTGAAATTCCTGGATTCGCCAACACGGTCGCAGATCTATCTGGACCATGGCCGGATTATCAGGCTGCGCTCGCCGAGGCCGTGGCCACCGCGGAGCGCTGGATCGACAGTCAGCTGCCTTGATTCAACTAGCCAGCTGCTGCGGTTGTTCCTGGCGCAGCGCCTGCTGGACGGCTGCGATGATGCGGCACAGGTAGTGCCAATCGGGATTCGGTTCGACGGCTTTCTCATCCACCAGATGCCACCACTCAGGCCCGAACAAGTCAGTCAAAAGCGCGTCCTGTTGTTGTCCAACCGAAATCGACTCAACTCCGCGAAGGTCGTCGATCTGGTCGAAGAGGTCGCGGGCATCTTCTTGATCCAGGCTGTCACCAAACTCCCAATACCCTTTGCGCATCCGGCGCCGGTCAATTACCGACCTCTTGGCCAAGGTCATAAGTGCATCATTGGAGAACCTCATGGAACTGAGGCTTGGTGAGAAATAGCCGATGATGTAGTGCTCATCGAGGCGGCAGAAGAACTGGCCGATGGTGAGGCCGTCCCACATACCGCCCCAGTAGGCGTGCCAGCTCTTGTCGTAGCAGCTGACGGTGATCTTGCCCTCGCGGGGCGCCAGGTCTTCGAGGAAGACGGTGATCGGGTCCAGGCTCGGCGCGCCGGTGATCACCAGCTTGGTGACGATCGAGCGCTCAACCTGCAGCGGCTCGGCCGATTTGTTTTCTGTGGGCATGTGCGTCCTAAGCCGGGGCATGCCCGGGCGGTGGATAAGTGGTAATTCAAGCGTTTTATTGCTGCTGAAGAAGTCGTGACGGAATGATCTGGCTATCGAACAAGCCGGAGTTCCACCGAATGAAGCGACTCATCGCTGAAGTGATGTATCAGGTCCTTGTCGAACTGCTCAGCCAGATGTTAATGCGTCTGGCTGATTGGCTGTCGGCTTTGCCGTGGCTGTAACTACGCGGCGGCTGCCTGCTGTTCGACTACACGCCATGGATCATTCGCCCGTGCCAGTGCAGCCATCGGCGGCGGGCTGACGCTGTTTCCGCACATGTGCACCTGCTGAGTCTTGGTGAACGGCTTGCCGTCGGCACCGTGGCTGATGATGTAGTCGGCCGGGAAGCCCTGAGCCTTGTACAGCTCGGCCGGTTGCAGCATCCGCAGGCAGATGTCGACGATCACGTAGGGCGTGCCCTTGATGGTGACGGTGACCAGGCCCAGCCGGTCTTTGGTGGTGATTGTCGGTGCCGGCGCATCGGCGGCGCTCATGTTCTCGGTGCCGTAGTAGCTGATCAGGAATGCCGCGACCCGAAGCGCACCGGCTTCAACCTCTGGCGACAGCTGCAGCTCGACCAGCGAGCTCTTGCCACCAACGCCGGCGGTGATGGTCGGCGCCGGTTCGTCCACACCCTGGCCAACGCTGGCGCCGAACTGGCGCTCCATGAAGGCGGTGACTAGCCCGTGGTGAGTGCCGCCGGCGCTGATGGTGTGCAGCGGGTCATCAGCATTCCGCGCATCGCAGTTACCGCGCAGGTGCACCAGGTTCGCCGTCACCAGCTGCTGCTGGCTGCCGGTGTTGGTCACCGTGGTCATCGGGTCCTCGATGCTCTTGGCGTCCGTGGTGTTGAATCCGCCATTCATCTGGGCCATGAACACCGTGGAGATGCCCATGGCGTGGGCGGCGCCGGCCGGGCGCTGGTAGTTTCCGCCGCTGGTGATGGTCGGCAGCGGCTCGTCGAGAGCCTTGCCTTCGTCCGAGAACCGGAACTTGACCAGGTGCGCCGCAGCGAGAGCGTGCTTCACCCCGCCGGCGACGACCGTGCCAAGCGGTTGATCCAGTCCTGGCACTCGAGGCTCTTGGCCGACGCGCTCGCCGTAACCGCTTTGGATCAGTGTGGGACTGATCAGCGTAAGCTCGCCGCGATTTGCGCAGGTCACCGTCGGCAGCGGGGCGTGAGGATCGTTGACCCGGTCGCTGCCTTGATGGGTGGCTGGAGCAATGATTGGGCTGGCCATGGCGAACGATCCGCCGCGCGGCCAAGACGTCACGGTGCGCAACGGCTCGCTTGCGGACTGAACGCTTTCGCCGGACCAGTTCGCGATCGGCACAATGAACGGGTCAGCAGCATCGATGACGAACTTTTTCATGCCCTTGGCGATCCGGCGCAGCGTGGCGTCTGCCAGCGGGTTTGGGCGACCGAAAATGCTTTTGGTCGGAACTGTCCAGTCGATGCACTCGGCGGCGGTTCGCCACTTCTGCTGTCCCTTCACTGGATTCTTCGAGTGGGTCGGGTTGGGCCAATTGATTGGCTTGCCGTCGCAGCGGGCGAGCATGAACAGTCGTTCCCGGCTGGTCGGCGCGCCGTAGTCGCAGGCCTTTATAATCCGCCATTCAACGACGTAGCCAAGGCGCTCCAGCTCAGCCACGAATACTGCCCAAGTCTGCCCGCGCCGCGCAGGATCAGGCACCAGGAACTGGTTGTTTACCGGCACGACCTCTCCCTTGTCGGCGACTCGGTTGATCATGCTTTTCGGCTTGGTCGGATGCGGTATCAGGTCGAGGGTAATAACACGGCCGGTGACCTTGCAGCGCTTCGCGATCAGCGGCCCCCACTGGAGGATCTGCTTCACGTTTTCCAGGCTGATGACGCGGGGCTTCTTCTTGCCGGCCCACTTCAACCCGATCCACGACAGATTCCGGATCTCGCGCTTGCGCGGCTGGCCGCCGGCGGCCTGGCTGTGATGCGTGCAGTCCGGCGACATGTGGAACCAGCCCACAGCCTTTCCACCGCACTCGGTGTCCGGATCACCATCGAACACGTCGGTGGTGTAATGCACGGCGCCCGGGTGATTCACGGTGTGCATGCTGATCGCCGCTGCGCTGTGGTTCTTCGCCACGTTCACCGCGCGGCCCAGCCCCATCTCCAGCCCGGTACCGGCTCCGCCGCCACCGCAGAAGAAGTCGACAACGATCTCATCGTCCTGAGTGTTGAAGCCGAGTCCGTATTGAGTTTTGAAATCGAAGGGGTGTTTCTTCTGTTGTGCGGACATAGGGAATCCTCGCCGGCTGCTTGGAGCTTCGGCATAATCTGTCGAAATTGGGTGTGAACTGGAGATCGATTTGAAAAAGGATTGGGTCGTATGGCTCGGATGCATCTCGCTTTTCGGTGCTGGTGTTGTTTGGGGGGCAATACCAAGAGGCAAGGAATTCTTCGACGTAAAAAACCTTCATGACCTTGCTGAAATTATTGGGTCATTTGCGACGGCTGCCGCGTTGCTTTTAGCGGTTATTGGGTACAACGCTTGGAAGAAACAGTTAGTTGCGACTTCAGATCATGAACTAGCCAAAAGAGCATCATTATCCTTAAGGAAGTACAGGGCGATGCTGCCCGATGCCTTTAGAGTAACTAGTGGTCTAGTGGAAAGAATGAATTTTCAGGTCAGCTATCGCGAGACACCTCATGAACTATTGGAAGTTGTTAGTGAGGAGCTGTCTAACTTGAAAATCATTAGTAGCGAAGTTCATTTGTTAGCGCTTGAATGCAGGGAGGAGTGGGGCGAGAGCGTTTGGCCTGCATTTCAAGATGCGTTTTTTTTAGGTGATCATTGCCGGGCATGCATTGGCGCTTTTGTTTCTTGGTCAAGAATAGATTTTCCTGATCGTTTGAGGGAGAAGTACGCTGCCTCAGCAATTAACTCTTTCGAGGCGGTAAAAATTTTGGCTGGTGAGAATGTATTAGAAGTTGAAAAATATTTTGAGGAGAAGTTTGGGCCGCTACATCAGATTTTCAATGAAAAAAAACTGAAGTGATAGTCTGGCATAGATACAGCATTGGAGGCAGGATACGCAGCTAGGGTAGCGTTATTTCGGGATGTCGATTTCGTCATCTGGCTCTAGCGGATCGTCTGCTAGCGACTTCATGCCGGCGGCCCGAATAATGCTCGACACCTTTTCAGTAACAACAAAAGGTGTCGTGACACATTTGAGCATTTGGGCCTGCGTTTCGAAGTCGGCTGCGATCAGATTCCGCAGCAGGTTCTGATACACCTCCTGCTGGTTGTTGAAGCCGTGGGCGGCCATGACCCGCTTTAGGTCTGGCTTGAACACGCCGGCGACCTCAACCGTAAACTTCTCGACGCCCAAAGCAGCGTCCTTCGCCGCTGCCTTCTCGCGCTTCTTGCGCTGCTTGATGGCTTCCGCCGTCAGCTGCGGCTCTTCCGGCGCAAGTTCCTGTTCTTCGGCCATGGCCTACCTCTTCAATTCCGCTGGCCTGCAAGTCCAGCCAGGTCTGTCGGCGGCGCGTGGCCGCCCGGGTGGTGGTTAGTTTCACGCTGCGACCTTCACCTGATTCCAGGCACCGGCGGCGTAGAACAGCTTCGCGGCCTGCGCTTCTTCCAGCGTGATCTCGGCCGGGATGGCGATCCACCCTGACGCCAGTATGTGGTTCGGGTTGCAGCCGTTGCGCAGCTCCAGGTAGTAATGCTCGATTGCGTCAGTCAGGCGCTCGACCTTGTACATGCCCTGCGGTGAGATCTCCGTGGACTTGATGTACTCGGTGCCCAGTTCGTCGCGGCACATGGCGGCAATGTAGATGGTCCAGTGATAGGAGAAGTCGAACAGGGCGTTGGCGATCGCCAGACTCCGGATCTGCCGGCAGTTTTTCCAGTTCACCATGATCTGGCTGCCGCTCGGGTCGATGTTTACCACCGCGACGTGGTTGGTGCTCAGCAGCGCCCGGCAACTGCGTTCGGCCCGGGCGAAACCGTTGTTGGGTTTGCGTTTCGATTTCATAGCGAGTCCGCCATCTTGCGCAGCGCCTTTCGGTCAGCGGCCGATATCGGCTTCGGGCGCCGCTTGAGGACCGTTTCAGGGTCTATTTTCTTCGAACGAGGAGGCGGGAGCGGATTGCGCGGCGGACTTTTCAGTTGGTCGATCTTTCCGCCGGCGGCCAGGAACTGGGCGACCCGTTCAGAGATCGACTCAGCTTCCGGCCGGTGCTGCTCCACCAGGTTGAGGTGATTGCTGATCATGCTGGCCTCACTTGATCCGGATCGAGCTTTCGCCGCGCTCAAGGTGCGCCCAGGCTGGTTCCGGTAGCAGTTCATGCTCCGCGTCTTCGCCGGCGGACATGCGCTTGCGCACGGCTTCGTTGTGCTCACGAATTTCCTTGAGCTTGGCGGCGATTGCATTCTTGTCCGGCGCGATGCTGGTTTTCACAGCGGTCAGCTCGTCCGGAACCGCGTCCTCGTTGTCGACGATGACCTTCTCCTTGCCCAGGGCCAAGGTGATGGTGAACAGCGGCCGCTTGATCGACTTGAGGTTGGCTGCTTCCATGTTCCGGCGCAGGTAATCGCTGATCTGCGCTACGCTGTTGGACTTGATGCGCTTGAGCTCGGTCAGCCGCTCAATTTCGGTGTCGATGGCCGTCACGTCGCTTTCAATGTTGCGGCGCAGCATGACGATGTTGTCGGCCTTCACCTCGAACTCGCCTTGGATTTCGTCCATCGCGTGCTGCAGGGCCTCTTTCAGGCCCTCGTCGTCGGTGTCTGCCATGCCTTGAAGCTCGGCCAGCTTGCCGGTAAGTGCGTAGAGTTGGGTCATGCTGCATTCTCCTTGCCGGGCTCAATGGCCGCTTTTCGCTCTTCAAAGGCGCGAGTGATTCGGGCGATGAATGTCGGCTCGTTGCGGCGGGTCGCCTCACGGATGTATTTGACGTTCAACATCTTCAGTTCGTGGGCAGTTACGGCCTTGCTCATCGTTTCGACGGCCGAGTTCAGCCAGTCCAATCGCTCCTGCTTCTGACGCAGGATTTCGGCGTCCTTGTCCACTGCTTGCTCGATAGCTTGTTCTTCCTTGAGTTGCTCGACGTAAGTCTCATCATCGAACAATCCAAGGAACACATCCGCGCTGAATCCAAGCATGGAAAGTGCTTTCTTGATTGCGTCAGTCAGCGACTTCTTCGGCGCCTCGCCATCGGTGGTCATGCCGTAGGTGGTCTTGTACTGGTACCGGGTGCAGCCGTATTGCTCGATCTCGCCGCGCTGACCGTCTTGGGTAAACCAGAGGGCGATTTTGAGTGTGTGACCGATTTCGCGACCAATGCAGGAGCGCTTGTCGCCCTCACCGATGTAAATTTCGTGACCTTCATCGAAGCGCTCTTCGATGATCTTCCAGCCCCAACCGATGCCGACCGGGCCGAACAGCTCGGTGGCCTTCATAACCATCGCGGTGCCGCTTAGGCTTGTGATGTCCTGGCCGTTCACCTTGGCTTTTTTGGTGAATCGGGTGTCAGTCTTCTCGACCTGAGACCAAATCTGCATGTTTTTATCGGACATGACTGTTCTCCGCGCCACCGGAGAGGGGCGCTGTGAAGTTGATTACTGGGTGGCTTTTGCGATCGCAGCTTTTGTCTCGATCAGCAATTCGGCCTTCTCGCTTTCGTAGCGATCTGGATGCCACTGGACATCCAGTGCTGCCCAGCGCTTGGCAATGCTCAGAAGGTCGGGCTCGGCGGCGATAAGCTTGGCGTCAGCCTCTTCATATACCCAGTCGACTACCTGCTCTTGATCGTCGTTGAAGTCGATTGCGAACGCGCGCTGTCCTGGAACGTTCGAATGCAAGACCTCTCGGACAGTCCATGGTGCTGGCGTATGTTCTCGTGCGGACATGAGGAATCCTTGCCGCGCCCAGCGCAGCGATTGAATGCTTGGTTTATTGAGTGATGCGGTCGGCGAGGGCGCTGAGCAGCATCAGGAAGGTGAAAACGCCGATGGCGGAGAACGAGCCGCGCCGGATCAGGATGCGGCGGGCCAGCTGCCGGGAGGTCACCGTAACACCCGGTAGGTGGTGGACTGCTGAGGCTGGCAGGTACTGGAGGAGTCACGCGCCACGTTGTAGCCGGCCATGATCAGCAGCAGGCCGCCAGCGAGAACCCAGAACATGATCTTCATGGCCGTACCCTCACTGCAATGCGTCCGCCCTTCATGGTCGGCGCCAAGCGCTGCGGCAGATCCTGCACCAGGTCCTCGCGCTTGCGACCGATCACCTCGTTGAAGGGCAGGCCGAAGCCAAGGATGGCGATCTTGCGTTCGATATCGGCCAGTTGCTCATCAACCAGCGTTGTCACGATTGGCGTCGTCATGGCCGAGCCCTCGGGCGGTGAGTGTGATTCATGAAGCCCCAGCTTCCCGAGGCTTTGTTCTGGTCCGTGAACCCCTCACAGGATTCACAGAGCGGCGCTCCGCAAACGAACTGGCCGGTGTGATTGCACTCTTCGACGGCTTGTCCGCCGCAGACGCAGCATTTGGCCCCGGCGTGCTTCTCGCAAAGCTCGCTCTCGCCCGCCGGTGAATTGCAGCGGCCGACCCATGAGATCTGGTATTTGCACTTGCTCATGCCGCCTCCTTGCGCTGCCGACTGATCTTCAGCAGGCGGGCGCTGTAGTGGTGGAACTCTTCGGCGGTGATGTCACCGGCGGTGAAGTGGCGGACGATCAGGCCCTCGGTGAGGGTGTCGTCCAGATCGCGGTTGCCGGAATGCTCCAGGGCTTCCAGCGCCTGATCGATGGCGATGTGAGGGCTCACCAGTCGTTTTCCTCGACAGCTTGCTCCACTGCCAGGTCAAACCATGGATCGACCATCTCTTGCGCGATCTCATGCAGGTCTTTATCCCCGAGCAGCCTCTGAGCGAGGCCTTTGACATTGCTGGTCGCGATTGCCGCGACGACAAGCTGCGCGAAGAGGTCTTCAGTGTCCTCGCCGTCGATTTGGCGCTGGTTCAGCTGAGCCTGAACATTTCCGAGGAAGTCGGCGTAGCTGATCACCTTCGTCTGGCGGCGAGTACGAATCACAACATCACAGCCAAGCACCAGCTGTTCGGCTGCGTTGTAGGCCCACTCATCAGCTGCCTCGTCGCGGGCTGATGTATCGACTGGGGTCATGTGGTCCCAGCGGGACTGTGCTGCAGCGAGTGAGTTCATGGTCGCCTCCAGAGTGGCTGGTCAGTCGTGGTAGCTGATAACGCTGCGGATGCTGTGCAGATCCATCACGTCGACGTGCTCAACCTCTTCGACGCTCTCGACGTACTCTGCGAGATTTCCGTTTCGGTCGAGGTCGACGATCGCAATCTCGGTCACAAGGCGGGTGATCTTGGCTTTAACGCGGCGCGGCTTTTCGGAATCGCTCATGGCGACCTCCAGTGTTCGGTTGATCCAACAAAACTCGGATGCACTCATCCGCTCCGCTGGTTGCCGTTGGGCGCGGAGGGGAGTGCATTCGGGTGGTGTCGGGGAAGTGGCCCGGTCTCGCTGCTGGCGACAGACCGGGTTTGCATCTTCAAGTTGTCTTCGAGCGCTGGGGTGGCCTACCGCTTTTGGCCGATGCGCGGTGACATCGACGGCCCACTGTCCGCTGCCTGTATGAGTGATGGGCGCCGGCCTTCAGGCTTGCCGCGCCGCGCAGGTGAATCGATCACTGTTACATGATGGTCATCCTCCTGTTGCACGCTCACTGGGCAGGCAGTGGCCACCTATCGAAGCTGCATTGGAATGTCGGTCCTGACCAAGATGCCTAACTACGTCCGCCCGTTCGCATACAAACAGTTGGCCTGGATCAGCTTTTTTCATGGGGCGCCGACATTCCGATGCAGCCTCTTTCGAGGCGATCGAGCAGTTAACGACAGGCTGTCGTGGCGCTGGTTGTTCAGCAATCGTAAGGAGGCTTTTCGCCGATCCGCTTCAGCTTTTCTTTCTGGAATGTCTCGGCTATGTCGAACGCCTTGATCACGACCAGATCTGGAGGAACTCCACCTGCAGAAAGCAGCCCGATCATTACTGCAAGTGCATAGCTTTCGACTTCTTCATGTTCATTGCGCGTCATCGTGATTCTCCGGTTGATTTCCCGTCTGGCCCTGTCGCCAAGGCCAACCGGTGAAATCGTCATGCTGCGAAAAGCTCTTGCTGAGCTGGTTGTGGCGCGCAGCGCTGTATTCCTGCTCTTACCGCCGATTCCAGCAACTCGGCGTCTTGCTCCAGCTCCGGGCAACCCTCTGGAACCAAGCTGACCGCGCGGCGAAGCTCGGCGGCGCGACTTTGAAGAGCCGGGATAACGATGGAGCGCATGTTCCCGACTGTGCGGCGATCAAGACTGCATTCCCGGCAGAGCCAGATGTAGTCGAGGATGAATTTCGGCATTTTGCTTCTCCGGTTGTTTTCCCAATGCACCCGACCAATCAGCGGCTGGGTGCATCAGTGAAAAATTCCGTGTTGCTTATCCGCCCCATACTCGGCGCCGCGGTTTCCCCACCTGGCCGGCGTCACACATTTCGTGTTCGGTGTTCTTCGCCGGCTGGCTTGCATGGTTTGGCGTCCTCCCATATGGGGAGTCCGGCAGGTTCCAGAGCCTGCATGGGGATCGAAATTTGTGTTTCGCGCTATGCCCGTTTCCGGGGATCGATCCGCGAAGATTCCTGACTGTTAAAGAGCGGCGGGTCTCTTGAGGCCCTTCGCAGTGGCTGTGTGTCGCTGCGATGGGTGAAATATGTACCATTGGTTCACATTGAGTCAAGTACCAAAAGTACATATTTTTATTGGAGGTACAGAATTCGTCGCTTTGGAGAGTTCGCAAGGCGCTAAACTGGCGACCAACTAGAGGAGGCTGTGGATTGTGAGAAAACGGATTGCAGCGCCCGTGCTGTTACTGGCTGCCGTGTATTGCTCGGCGTACGGCGAAACGGAGACACCTAAGGCGCCGTATGACGCCGATGAAGCCGCCTACGACGCCGAGCAGATCTGGCTATCGGGTTGCTCTGATTTCAAAAACGGGATGAACGAAGGCGACTTCATAAAGTGGCTTCGCCTTGAGGGGAAGGTTAAAGAAATGCCACAGCTCAGGAGAACAGCTGTGGTGAAGCTGTACATGGACGGTTGGGATACTGGCCGAGCAATGAAAGGGGTAATCACTTGTGGCGGCTTCGCGCGACAACGCGCGGATGACTACGTGTCCGGTATCGATATCAGGCAACCTTGACGCAAGATGAAAAAGCCCGCTCAGTGGCGGGCTACGGGTCAGATCGAGGGAGGGTAGAAACAAGAAGCCCGGCGCTGGGCCGGGCTTAGAGGTTACTTATGCTGCGGGTTTCGGCTTCGCGACGTCTATCATCGTAACCGATGCCAAAGCCAATCCTCCGATGAGGAATGCGACAAAAGCACCTTGCATTTTGATTACGTACTCAGGGCAGAACGCGCAGATCAAAAAAGCGGCCCCATTTGGAATCCCGCTGGAAGATATTGCCTTCCCAAGCGCTGCTTGTACCGCTCCAAGCTTGGAGCGATTCCAAAAAAGGTGCAGAGCATAGATCAGAATGGCAACAGCGCCGGTGACGTGATCAAGGTGCAGGAAATACAGACTTAACCAGTCATCCATGGCGCTCATTTCTCAGCTTGTCGGATACAAATCGACCACCAATAAATCCGGCGACCGTAACCGCAATTACTAGCGACTGGGGAGCCTGGGAACCAGCCGTGAAGCTGAAAATCATATTCGTTGCCGCGCCAAGTAGAGAGGCAAGGCCAACCATTATTGATAAGTGTCTGGCGTCTAAAGAAATACAGTTTTTCATCATCAACCTCCATTTGGATACTGTGCTTGCAGTCTTCCGTTGCTGCGTATTCAGCATAGCATCCAAATTTTCGGTGGTGCATTGCTTTACATTCGCTTCATTCGAATCCGATTCAAAGTCAGCCACCACGCTAGCGGACAGCGTGTCAGCATCAATGGGGCGTATCTGCTCAATTGCAATATCAGAATACGAGTTCAGGATTGGCATTACTGCTTTTATTTGCCCGGTCGAAGGTGAAGCTATGACGACGCCAGTCATCATCCATTCGGTGTTCTGAGATTCCGGAGAACTGATGTAGCTCTTTGATTCTGTCATCTTGACTACTCAAAGCTCAGAAACCGCCGCCCTGCGGCGTGCCCAGGGTAGACTCCATTTGCATCACGGCAGTCTGTAAGGCCGCAATCAAACTTTTAGCGTTTTCCAGCGGGATTGTCAGGTTCGCCACGACATGTCGACTTAACACCATGTCTTCTGCCAGAACTTCACTCCGGAACCCGCCCGCGTTGGCCGTGAGCGTTTCCTTTCGGACTGATAGCACGTCTCGTCCAACAATTACTGAAATCTTCGCGCCTACACCTGTTTGGATGCCAGATACGTTGAACGCATCAACCATTTCCGAGATGAAATTATTGGCGAGAACGTGCTCAACTTTAGATCCATTTGTAAGCATTTTTTTACTCCATATAAAATTATAAGGCAGCTCGGTACGCTCATTGGGACTAGAGCATCCCGCCGCGCCAAACGACGCGCCCGATGATCCGTACTTCGTTTATCTCGCCATCCCGCAAAACCTCGTCGCCGTAGCGCGCCTTATCCGAATTGTCGCTGCGGATGATCCAGCCACCGATATCTGACTTCACCAGGCGCTTCACGATCGTGCCCTTGGTAGCACTCTGCATGGCGAAGATCTGGCCATCCTTCGGCTCAATCTTCGACTCGTCCACCAGCAGCACGTCGCCGTCATTGATGGTGGGCTCCATGCTGTGGCCGTTCGCGTAGATGACATCGAGATGACGCTGGTTGAGATTGTTGGCGCGCAGCCAAGAAGATTTGAACGCCATGACGCCGCGAATTTCGACGTGGGTATTGTCTTCGCCGGTGCCGGCCGAACCTTGGGCTGTGAGCTGCAGGACGCCTGTGTAGCTCGGGTCGTCCTTCAGCTCGAACCCTCTCGGTGGGATTCGAGAGTCTTCGACCGGAAGGGGTGAGGAGCTTTCGACCATATCGCCGCGCCCGTACTCCAGCCACTCGACTCGAACGCCTAGAGCATTTGCCACGGCGAGCATCTTTGCGCCACCAGGCATGGACTCGCCATTCATCCACTTGCTGGTGGCCTTCGGTGTGACACCAGCCATTTTCGCCAGGCGAGCGCCGGCACCCCATTCGGGAATGTCTTTTTCTGCCAAGGCCTTTTTGAGGCGGGCAACGAACTCGGCGCGCAAATCTTCTATTTGAACCATGGGTACATGGTTGCATGCGCTTGCATGTACTTTCAGTTCCGACATAATATGTACCGCAAGTTCATATTTAACTCGGAGGCCATATGCGGCCGCTCAAGAAATCGATCGATGACGCCGGTGGTGTTCCGTCTGTAGCTCTGGCTTGCGGCAAGACTCCGCGCGCTATCTACAAGTGGCTCGAGGCGGACGCTTTGCCGCGCACCGAGTACACCGGCGAAACCGATTACGCCAAAAAAATTGCCGATCTGGCTGCCAAGAAAGGCAAGCCATTCGACCCTGCCTGGCTGCTCGCCGAGGCCCATCCAAAGAAATCCGCTGCATAACCAATTTCAACAGCCAGGAGCATCGAAGCATGTACATGGACCCCAATCAAAAGCGCGCCATCCCGGTGAAGGTTCGATTTGAACCAGTGCTTGATCGGATTCTGCGTAAGGCCGCGACTAAAACCCGTATGCAGCACGCCACCTACCTCTACGAAATCATCGAGTGGGCAGTGGCCAATGGCGTGATCGAGGAACTGATGCAGGACAAACAAGAAGATATCGCGGGCTGAAGCCCCTTTGGAGGGCCAAATGACCGTAGAGCTTGAAAGGCTGCCTCCGCGGACTCGACAGCGAGTGGAGGAACTGATGCGCGTAAACGGCTGGAGCTTCAGCCGTGCGATCAACGAAATGACGGAAACCGCCATCGCGAGTGGGGCGCTTTCCGAGGTGGGTAGGAAGAAGGCGCCAGTCCTTCAGCTGGTGACCCCAATGAGGGCCTCTGGCAGGGACTCTTCGGGGTAATCCAGAGGGCCTCTGCCAAATTCGGGACGAAAAAAAGCCGGGATTGCAGCCCGGCTCTCTTAAAACGCGTTGTGGAGCAAATCATGCACCAATCAATCCAAACGATCAATACCCCGGCCAGTGTCGCGACACAATTTGGCAACGGTGAAAACGTGTCGCGTACCATTTCAACCATCACCCTCCGCGACATGATCAACGAGGCGCGGTATCAGGCCGGCGAGCCGAAGGTTCGCAATGACCATTTCCTTGCGCGGGTCGAAGACGAGCTGGGTGATGATCTGGAGGGGGTGCAAAAATATTACACCCCCCTGCACGGTAACCAGGTCGCAACGTACGGACTGACTCTCGACCAATGCATGCTGGTAGGGATGCGCGAGTCGAAGGCCGTTCGCCGATCCGTGCTGCACAAGCTCAAGGAACTGGAAGGCCCTCGGGTCATCGCCACGCTCCCGGACTTCTCCAATCCTGCCGCAGCTGCCCGCGCCTGGGCCGAGCAGTTCGAACTCCAGCAGGCTGCCAATCAGGCCCTGATTGAGGCCGCGCCGAAGATTGCCTTCGTCGAGCGTTACGTGGAATCAACTGGGCTGAAGGGGTTCCGCCAGGTGGCGAAGCTGCTCAAGGCCAACGAATCGCGCTTCCGCGAGTTCCTGCTCGACAAAAAGATCATGTATCGCATGGGCGGCGAGTGGCAGGCGTATCAGCCTCATATCGACGCTGGCCGCTTTGAAGTCAAAGCCGGCACCAGCGACAGCGGCCACGCCTACAACCAATCCAAATTCACTCCCAAAGGCGTCAACTGGATTGCTGGCCTGTGGGCGCAGTATCAGATCCAGGGGGTTGAATGATGGCCCGTATCCGTACCGTCAAACCCGAGTTCTGGTCGAGCGAGCAGGTGATGTCCTGCCGCCCGATGGCTCGGCTGCTGTTCATTGGCCTGTGGAATTTCTGCGATGACGGCGGCAACCATCCGCTGGCACCGCGAACCATCAAGGCCCTGGTGTTCCCCGGTGACGACATCACCACCGAAGAGGTAAGCAATCTGCTGGGTGAGCTGGAAGGCGCCGAGCTGATCCAGAGCTACTGGGTGGCAGAGAAAAACTACTTCCACGTCCGCGGCTGGAAGCACCAGAAAATCGAGAAAAAGAACTTCAAATACCCAGGCCCGCCGTCTGAATTAGACGACCAGTCGGAGAGCATTCGCCAACAATTCGTCGAGGAGTCGTCGACTGATCGTCGACCGGTAGACCCCGGAAGGGAAGGGAAGGGAATAGGAGAAGATCAACACAACACTCTACACGCGGGTGAGGAAAATTCGGTCGACCCAAAGTCGCCAACCGAGATGACCCTCGAATGGGTGCCTGACCAGAAGCTGCTGAAGGCCTACGCGCTGCGCATGGCAATCCCTGTTGACGACTTCACCAGCGAGACAACAGCCGCGTTCGTCTGCCACTACTCGGCATCCGGTCGAGTTGAGACGCAGGCGTCGTGGGTGAGTCTGCTGGTGAAATGGGTGAAGCGCGACCGCGCATCTGCCAGCAATGTCCACCAATTCCCGCCGCGCCGACCTGCCGCTGAGCCTGACTTCGAAAGCACCGAGTGGGCCCGTGACCTTGTGGTGAGCCCATGAAACCGGTCAATCAACTGATGGCGACCATGGGCAACCTGCCACCGGCCAATCACGTCCAGCCACTGCATGTGACTCCGCAGACGGCCGAGGTGGTGAACGACCTGTTCCGTCGCCTGCGGGGGATCTTCCCAGCGTGGCGTCAGGCATGGCCATCCACTGAAGCGCTCGACGCTGCCAAGGCCGAGTGGATCAAGGAGTTCGCCGACGCCGGGATCCGCTCCCTGGAGCAGATCGAGTTCGGTATCCAGAAGTGTCGCAAGCTCAAGAAACCTTTCGCGCCGAGCGTTGGTGAGTTCATCGCCATGTGCGTGCCCAGCCCTGAAGACTTCGGCATGCCTGTGCCGGCCGATGCCTGGCTTGAGGCGTTGATGGGCAGCTACAGCCATGAAGCGGTGAAGCTCGCAGCGGAAGCGACTGGGCTGTTCGATCTGCGCGCGGCAAAGCAGGAAGACAAGGGCCTGCGTGCCAGGTTCGACCGCAACTACGAAGTGATCCTGCGCAGAGCCCAAACCAACCAGCCATTGCACGGAAAGATCGCCACCGGCATTGGTCACGACAGCCAGAAGAGCGAACTGGAGCTTGCCGAGGAATTCGCCAGCCAGCGCCAAGCACGGCTGCTGGCCACTCAGGGCGTCCCAACCACTGGCGCCGCAGCTCGGGCGCAACTGCTGGCCAAGTTCGGCAGGAAGGAAACGGAGAAGCGGACATGAGCATCGACAAACAAAAACTCCAGTCCCTGCTGTGGAGCGAGGTCGCTGCCTGGAAGGCAGACTGCGCGGAGTGGAAGCGCAACACCGAGGCTCTGCAGGAATTCCTCGGGGAGAAGACCGTAGAGGAGGTTGCGCTTGAGCTACTGGCCGAGAACGAACGACTGACGAAGCAACTCGGCGAAATGATTGAGTCGCTCCCGAGCAAGGCGGTGCAGCCATGAATCCCGAATACACGATCCGCGACCAACGCGACATCAACCGCCTCGCCGGTGTCCTTCACGCCATCGACCTCAGCAAACCGAAAGTGGTGGTGATCCGCGACGAGAAGCGCCCGGACGTCTGCAATCGGAAGATGTGGGCAATGCTCAAGGACGTATCCGAGCAGGTGGTGTGGCACGGCAAGAAGCTGAGCAGTGAAGACTGGAAGTGCCTTTTCAGTGCCTCGCTGGAGAAGCAGCGCGCGGAGCCAGGCCTTGATGGCGGGTTCGTCGTGATGGCCGTTTCGACCCGCAAGCAGTCGCAGAAGTGGTTCAGCGATTTGTTCGAGCTGATGCATGCCTTCGGCGCCGAGCATGACGTGCGCTGGACCGAGCAGGACAAGTGGGGAGGGCGCTACGGATGAGAACTGCCCTCAAGGATGTGAAGCAGAAAACCTGCAAGGCCTGCGGCGAGAAGTTTGCCCCGATGTTCAACACCACGCAGGTGGTGTGCAGCCCGAAATGTGCGCTGACCAATGCGCCGGCGAATAGCGAGAAAGCCCGCAAGGCCATCGCCCAGCGCGACCGCCGCGAGATCAAGGTCCGCAAGGAGAAGCTGAAGAGCAGGGCGGATCACCTTCGCGAAGCCCAGGCTGCCGTGAACGAATACGTCCGCCTGCGTGACGCGCACCTGCCGTGCATCAGCTGCGACTCGATGCCGAACGACAGCGACCTGATGACCGGCAGTCGCTGGGACGCTGGCCATTACCGTTCCGTTGGCGCCTGTCCCGAACTGCGCTTCGAGCCTCTGAACATCCACCGCCAGTGCGTGAAGTGCAATCGCAACCTGTCCGGCAACGCGGTCGAGTACCGGATCCGGCTGGTGCTGCGCATTGGCGCCGAAACCGTTGCGTGGCTCGAAGGGCCTCATGAGCCCCGCAAGTACACCGTGGAAGAAATCAAAACCATCAAGGCTGAATACCGGGCCAAGACCCGCGAACTGAAGAGGGCTGCAGCATGATCTACCACAACGTAATTTCGGCGGTCGTTCGTGCTTTGGCGGCTGAGACCATCAACAGCGCCGGCGGCTGCGACTTCGAGCCCAAGGTGCAGACCAGCAAGCTCAAGGGCGAGATCACCGGCAAGGATGCCGCGCTGCTGATCGACTGCATGGTTCACAAGGTGCTGCACGCCCAGCTCTCGCCGCGACACTGGAACGCGCTTACCGCGAAGTACAGCACGCACAAGGGGCGCAAGGTTGAGTCAATCGGCCGGCTGATCTCGGTGCTGGTCAGCCCTGCGCCGATGCTGTTCACGCAGAAGGCTGTGACTGTGTGGGCGATTCCGCAGGTGAAGGGTTTGCGGCGAGAGGCTGTGAAGGCTCCAGCGCCTGAACGTCGAGACGACGAGGAGAAGTGGGGTTGGCGCAATGACGCGGCGCAGTTGGCGGTGGCCAGGGCAAACCAGCACTCACAGCAGAAAGCGGAGACGCGATCGAGCGACATGATCGTCTTGGCCGACTCGAACTACGACATGAACACCTGGGACAATCAGGGGCTGACCGAACGCACTTACCGCCGCTGGAACCAGGCGATCAAAGGGGCGCTGGAGAAGCTGGTTGATGAGGCGCTGGTGGAGGCTCAATCGCTTCTGGAAGAGGCTGAGGTGCTGGCCAGCGAAGCGGCCTGAAAAGAGTCCCTCAAAAGGGCTTGCAATTGATGTCCGCATGTCCGATTATTTCTCCATCCTGTCATTCCTGCGTGTGTAGGAGTGATGCAAAAAAACCCGGCCACAGAGTCGGGTTTTTTTGTGCCCGCCAGAATGCAAAAAGCCCCGACATGATCGGGGCTTTTTCGTTAGCGCGGGAAAAAGAGAGGGCGACTCCAGAGGGTGCTGTAACACCCAAAGGAGACGCCAGATCGCAGATAGAGCCTGCAAGCCAGCCAAGGCCCTCACTGCTCGCGCGAGCGGGACGGAGCCTAGCAGAAAACAAATGGACTTGCAGATGTTGAAAGAATGCAGATGTGGCAAATGCAACAGACTTCTCGCCCGCGTGGGTGAGTTTACCGAGCTCCAGATCAAGTGTTCCCGATGCGGGACGTTGAATCATGAGAAGGCCACGAGCCTCGAGCGATCGCCTTTGAGCGACATGAAAGCGGAGTTCTCCGCGAACAATCATTCGACTTGAAAGGTGTACAAAATGGAAGTAGTAACTGTTGGGACCAAGTCCTACGCTGCAGACGTGTATGGCGTTGACGCGATCATCAAACCTGCTGACAACGTAGCGGGCGCCGTCATTCGCACCTGTTCGCTTAGTGGTGCCTTATGGGCTGGCCTTATCACGGGAACTGTGGCTCCCAAAAGCTCGTCCGACTACGTCGGAAAGCCCGTGCTCGTTACACTTGGGAGCGGTATTCAGCAGCTTCCCTATCAACTCCAGATTCCGGCTGGGTATGGTTTGTGGATCACCGCAAATGGCTCTTCCCCGAGTCGCGCTTGCGTGACTTACGATCTGCTGCCGTAAGGAGCGAGGGGCTGCGTGTGCGGCCCCTTTTTCAGAACCAAAAATCAAGAAGGTCGTGAACCTCTTTCCATCGCCTTTGAGCGACATGAATGCGGAATCCTCCGCAAATAATCATTCGACTCATAGGTGAACATTATGGCTGGACGTACACGTACTCCGTTTCAACGAAGCGGTACTTCGATTCTCCCTGCTTACCAAACAATGTCCGCAGGGCAGTTCCTACTTTCGCCAAACGGCCGATTCAAGCTGTTGCTTCAAACCGACGGTAACCTGGCGTTGCAGGACAATGGTGTAGTGGTTTGGGTCGCCAACGAAGCTACGCCTTACTCCTCCACCGTACCATTGCGATACAAGGTGCCGGTGCAACTCTATGTTCAATATGGCGCGTTTCTCGATGATCCGACTCGGGGCCGTACCTGGCTGACAAACAACTCGACGTTCACCAGCGAGGATCAGTGGAACCGAACTCATATGTCGTTGCAGGACGACGGTAACATCGTGCTGATCGATTCTCAGGCGATTTGGAGTGGCACTCCATCCATTCCGCTTGATCCGACTTCCGGTGCAGTTCTGATCGGAGGCCCGGCCGAGCTACAGATGGGAATGCCTTACTTCTGTGGCGATGGTGCACTGATCTTTCAAGGTGACGGCAACGTTGTGAACTACGGGCCGAACTGGAGTGTTCGCTGGGCCAGCTACACCCAAAATAAGGGTGCAGTTAAGGCCGTTTTTCAGGCGGATGGTAACTTCGTGGTGTACGCAGCGAATGACGTACCGCTCTGGCAGGCAGGTACCGGCGGCCATCCTGGCGCTACTCTGCGTCTACAGCCAAATGGCAATTTGTCGATTATTCAGGAAAGCCCGGTATGGGCTCGTTTTGGCTACACGCCGACTGTGCGTCGACGCAAGATCTACTACCCCGACACCACCAGTCCTGAACATAACGGTACCGCGCCATACCCAACCTACGGCCATATCGGTTGGGAGTTCTGATCGTTACCCGCATGAACTTGCGGCGTAGTACCCAGGCTCAGCCCGTGCAGATGAGGCGGGAGTAGCAAAAAGGGTCGCGCCTGTATGGGCGACCCTCTTAAAAGCGAGATATCTCGCACCTATTTCGAGGCCTCGATATTGATCGGGGCTTTTTCGTTTTCGGCTCCCCACACCCATTGCTCCGAGCTGGGAGTGCAGCGGATGCCGACCTATTCACATGCCCACGGAGTCGAGCGCATGGATTCTTTACACCGCCTGCTCGACAGATTGGATCTGCTGATTGCCGGCCTGTTTGGCGTAATTGTCGCCAGCTGGTGGCACAAGGACGATCTGACCGATTGGCGAGCGTGGCTTATTTTTCTCACTACAGGCCTGGCCTGTTCCGTGTATCTGACCGGGATGGTGAGCGCTTACCTTGGCGTGACTGAGCCGAACATCGTCATCGGTGTTGGGTTCTTGCTGGGCACCTTCGGCGGATCGCTGCTCGCAGCCATCAACCGAGCCATCAAAGCCGCTGATCTCTGGGCGCTCATTCGCCAGCGGTTCGGGGGAGGCAATCCACCATGAACATCGAACTGACGAACTCCATCGCCTGCGGCTTGATTGCCTTCTGGGCGACCTGGTGTGTTCTGAGCGGGAAAGTACGGGACGGCGTCATCGGCAAGCTGATCTATTCGGCGATCGCCATCAGCGGGTTCGTTGTGATGAGCCGGGAGCAGAACATCTTCATGATGGGCCCGACCACGGCCGGCATCACGCTGCATGCTTCGCTGGCCCTGGCCGGTATGCGTCACATCTTCATGGTCATCTGGTGGCAGCGGGTGAAAGCCTGGCTCTGCCGAACACTGAACTGTGAGCACTGCCTGCGCTGTGACAAGGCGCCGGGCGGGATTGAACGGCGAGGCAAGTAAGTCGCGACACGTTTCGCGAATCATCAAATTGTGTCGCGACACGCGACGAGGAGAGCAGCATGGACAATCAGCACAAGAAGATTACCGGCTACCGCGACCTGACCCAGTCCGAAATCGACGGCATGAACTCGATCAAGGCTCTGGAAGCCGACGCCGGCGAGCTGTTCAAGCAGATTGGCCAGATTGAAGGCGTTGATCCGCGCCTGTTGGCGTTGGCCAAGACCAATTTGCAGCAGGGCTTCATGTGGTTCGTGCGCTCGATCGCCAAGCCCGTTGATCCTTTCAGCTGATGGGTGACGTAACCCGCCTGCGCCAAGCGCTCCCGCTGAGCCAAGACATCAACAAGGCTCTGACCGATCTGGATAGCGCGATCGCCAAGGCCATCGACACCGCCAAGGCTGCCGGCCTTCCTCAGGGCCTGATCGTTGCCGAGCTGCACGGGCATGCCCACGCACAGACCCATAACATGGTGAAAGCATGACCGCTGATATCCATGACATCGCCGACCAGCGCCCGCACCTGATGGTGGTAGCCAGTGACGGCGCCCATGTCATCCCGCGCGCGCTGATCCAGTCAGTGATCGACGGCAAGCAACCATCCACCATCCTCACCGAGCCGGTAGTGCGGCGCATCATCGAAGAATGGCTGCAGAAGGTGAGCGCATGACCACCAAGCTGATCGACTTCAAGCGCGAGGGATGGCGCGATGCCGCGAAGACCCTGCGCAAGATCGCAGATGACCTTGATGCGGGCGTTCATCCGGAATGCACTGTAGGCGCCTTGACGCTGCTCGGCCCGAAAGGGCAGGTGACTGTGTTCGGGCTCGGCCCTAAGTGCGACGATTTGCAATGCCTGGGTGCAATGCGCTTGGGTGAGCAGAAGCTGATTGATGTTCTGCTCGATGGCGGGGAAGGGTAGGCATGTTGTAGGTGAAGCCGCAGCTAGCCATTCATTTTGACTGCCAATAGAGCGCGATCCTCTGAAAGCGGTTGGAGTACACCCGGACTTGAACCTGAATACAGGTACAGGAAGTACCGGCCTTGCTGGTCGCGCAGAATTCGATAGACCTCAGCCGGGCGCTGCCTGCTAGGTGCTTGACTGCGATTCGTGAGTAGATCGTAGGCATTGATCTCCATGCGCTCTAAGGCTGCGTTGAAATCTGTTTCAACGTTTGTCTTCCATTGCCGCGCCTGGCGGATCTTGACGAATCCACAAAACGAAATGAATAACACCAAGACGACCAGCGCGAAGACCTTCAATCACTGCTCCACGCGCTCGCTCCTATCCATGTGATGTGGCAATAAGCAATAGCGCATCCAGCCACGAATTCAACCCTTCGAGTAAGAGTATGACAACCAAGCAACCCGACTGGGAGGCGATCGAACGAGCCTACCGGGCCGGTTCGCTTTCCATCAGAACAATTGCTGAGCGCCAAGGTGTGAGCGACACCGCAATCAGGAAGAAGGCCAAAGCCCTTGGATGGGCGAGAGACCTTTCTGACCAGGTACGGAAAGAGGTTCGCAGCAAGCTGGTTCGCGGAGAGGTTCGCAACGATCAAGACGCGAACCGCGAACTTGATGCCGAGATTATCGAAGAGG